CGTGCCGAACTTGCAAATTCACGCTGGGCAATGGTCGGCATTATTGCTGGGTTTATTTCTTATGCTATCACTGGTAAACTCTTCTTCGGAATCTTCTGATGGCTGAAGTTATTTGGATAGTAACCACTGTTGCATTTTTTGTGACTTTGAGTTATGCTGTGGAGAAACTTGCTGAAACTTATTGATGAGTGCTGATATGCTTGGGCAACTTGGAGTTGCTCTTCAAGAACTTGTAGAAAGTGGTGCCTGGTCTAACGATGATAAACTTAAAGTTTGTATCGCAGGCACCCTACCGAAAGACAAATTTATAGTTATTCAAAACATTACTAAAAGAGGAGAAAACTAATGAAATTCGGATGGACTGAACAAAACGAAAAACTAAATGGAAGACTGGCAATGTTGGGATTTGTTATTGCCGTTGGTACTTATCTCACAACTGGCCAGGTCGTGCCAGGAATTTGGTGAAATACGAGGAGGGATAAAACCCTCCTTTTTTCATAAATATAACGCAGAGTTGCTTCAAATATATGTTAATAGATCTCCATAATTTCTTTAAACATTTTGATGAAAAAAATCCAAAGCACATTGCTGGTGTGGAAAAACTTGAAAAAGACTTGTTGCTAAAGGCACAAGATCTAGTTCAAGACGAAGCAGAGTGGGTTAAGATTTTTAGAACAAAATCAGAAGCATCAAAGTCAAATATTTTATCCGTCCCATTTTATCCACAAACAGACAATTACAGAGATGCTCAAAGAACCTGCAATTCATCTGCTTGTGCAATGTGTCTAGAATATTTTAAACCAGGGACACTTAAAGGACCAAAAGGTGATGATGCTTATGTCCAGAAGGTATTTGCAATTGGCGATACGACAGATCACGTTGTTCAAACCCGTGTTTTGGCATCTTATGGTATTAAGTCACACTTTAGTTACGGTCTATCTTTCAATGACCTTGACCGTGAGCTTGCTGCTGGGAGACCCGTGGTTGCTGGCATTCTCCACCGCGGCCCTCTATCTGCTCCTACTGGCGGGCACATGGTTGTAGTGATTGGTAAAACTCCTGGCGGAGATTATATAGTTAATGATCCTTATGGATCTTTAAATGATGGTTATACTGGTGCGGTAACAAATGGTAAAGGTGCAGTGTATAAGCGTGGCGACTTGGCACGTAGATGGTGCCCAGGTGGTAATGATGGTTGGGGCAGGATATTCTCATGAAATCAGGAATTAAGTTAATTAAAGAATTTGAAGGATGTCATTTGAAGGCATACCCAGATCCTTTAACTGGCGGACTTCCAATTACAATTGGTTGGGGCAGTACAAGAGATTTTAATAATGCTTCTTTTAAAAGAGATAGAGTGATTACACAAGAATATGCTGATCGTCTTTTAGAGCATGATGTATTGAATCGTTTTCTTCCTAAACTTTCTAAAATTCCCTACTGGAGTGAAATGAATGATAATCAAAAAGGAGCATTGCTCTCTTTTTCTTATAATCTTGGTGCTGATTTTTTTAACTCTCCTGGATTCAATACGATTACCAAAAAATTGAAAGAAAAAGATTGGAAAGCAATTCCTGCGACTCTTGAAATGTATCGCAATCCTGGATCAAAAGTAGAAGCAGGATTAAGAAGAAGAAGAATTGCAGAAGGAAAACTCTGGATCTCTTAATCTTCAACTTTCGTTCTTAAGGCAATTACGGTCGTTAGAATTGCCAATAAAGTTTCATATCCTCTTCTCTCAGATTCTTTGCAATCTAAGGGAGGAGGATTTTTTAATCCGCCTAATACATTGGCACTAATAATAGATCCTGGTATCATAAAGTTACAGGCAATAAAGTTAAGACCAACAAAACCAACTGTCGATACACAAACAATAAAAATAAGTTTGCTTAGATTGAGTTTCATCTTCCCTCTTGCTTATGAATCCAGATCTTCAAATCTTTTACATACTTTCTTAATACTTCTGCCTGCAATAGATGCCATTCATCTCCTGTTTTAGTGTAATTTTTAATGTGCTCGTCAACTGCATCAAGGCATTTTTTGATGACGGGATTCCAAGGCTCTCTAACTGGAGTATTCCATTCCCGTGGCATTATGGGAAAGCAATTTAAAATATTTATTGGGATAAGTCGTTTTGCCTATTGACAGGATTTCCTGACAATGTTATGATAAATACATCAACAAGTTAAGGAATGTAACAGATCCTTAATGTTGTCCTCTACCTAACCGAGACCTATGGGGAGGTTAAACACAGTCTCTCATATCCCGCCTGAGGGTGGCGGGGGAATAGTATAACCACCATGTCCCTGATGGTCTTACTACCCGTTTAAAACAAATGACTGCTACTATTGCTCAAAGACAATCTACTAACTCCTGGGAACAATTTTGCCAGTGGGTTACTTCAACGAACAACCGCCTTTATGTGGGCTGGTTCGGAACTCTGATGATTCCTACACTGCTTGCTGCAACTGTATGTTTCATCGTCGCCTTCATTGCTGCCCCACCTGTGGACATTGATGGCATTCGTGAACCTGTTGCTGGTTCACTCATGTATGGTAACAACATCATCTCTGGTGCTGTGATTCCTTCAAGCAACGCAATCGGACTGCACTTCTACCCTATCTGGGAAGCAAATTCTCTTGATGAGTGGCTTTACAATGGTGGACCTTTTCAACTGATTGTGTTCCACTTCCTAATTGGCATTTACTGCTACATGGGTCGTGAATGGGAACTTTCTTATCGTCTAGGAATGCGTCCTTGGATTATGGTTGCTTACAGTGCTCCTGTTGCTGCTGCTTCTGCGGTGTTCCTGGTCTATCCTTTCGGTCAAGGTTCTTTCTCTGATGCGATGCCTCTGGGTATCTCTGGTACATTTAACTATATGTTTGTGTTCCAGGCAGAGCATAACATCTTGATGCATCCTTTCCACATGCTTGGTGTTGCTGGTGTGTTCGGTGGCAGCCTGTTCTCCGCCATGCACGGTTCGCTGGTGACTTCTTCACTGGTTCGTGAGACTACTGAAAATGAAAGTCAAAACTATGGATACAAGTTTGGACAAGAAGAAGAGACCTACAACATTGTTGCCGCACACGGGTACTTTGGTCGTCTCATCTTCCAATATGCTTCGTTTAACAATTCTCGTAGTCTGCATTTCTTCCTTGCTGCTTGGCCCGTCGTGGGTATTTGGTTTGCCGCTCTTGGTGTATCTACTATGGCGTTCAATCTAAACGGTTTCAACTTCAACCAGTCACTGCTTGATAGTTCTAACCGAGTTATCCCTACTTGGGCAGACATCCTCAATCGTGCTGGACTAGGGATGGAGGTAATGCATGAGCGTCAAGTTGTGCTTTGCGCTCTTTAAATCGGATGAATTGCTGGAAACCCCAAGTGGGCAATCAGCAGCCAAGTCCAGAGTACACTCTGGAAAGGTTCAGAGACTACCTGAGGGATGTAGTTCCCTTAATAACAGGAATAAGCGTCCGACACCAGAAATGGTGATGATATAGTCCAATCCTGATAGCAATATCGGATAGTTAAGGAAAGTTTAAGAATGCACACAACTTTCCTCTTGACCTTGCAGCAGCAAAAGCAACACCAGTTGCCTTGACTGCTCCCGCAATCGGTTGATATAATATGAAGGAACTCTTCGGAGTTCCTTTTTTTATAAATATTTAAGCACGAAAGAAAGCACGAAATGACTAAACTATACTCCGACCTGTATAGAATCTGTATGACTTGCGGTGTTGAGAAACGGATTACAGAGTTTTATATGCGCGATAAAAAAACTGGTAGGAGGCACTCTGTCTGCAAAGAATGTGATAAAGCAAGAGTAAAAGCAAGACATCAAGCAAATCCAGAACGAACGAGAAATAATGACTTAAAGAGAAACTATGGCATAACTCTTCAAGAACATCAACAGATGTTTGATGGGCAAAAAGGTGTTTGTGCTATTTGTAAAGGCGAAGGTGATGGTAAATGGAAGAAACTTTGTGTAGATCACGATCACAAGACTGGAAAAGTTCGTAAACTACTTTGTAGAAATTGTAATATGATATTGGGACAAGTAGGGGATAATATAAGTCTTTTGGGTGAAATGATTAAATACCTACAGAAGCACCAATAAGATGTTTTTCATCCTCACATTTTTTATTGCATTCGGTTTCTTTACGTTCATAATATCTCTTACCCAAGATTTATGATATCTTCCACAACACCACACAAACTTGCAGAAATTATTCGTGATACTTGGCCTCAACTTTACAGAAAACCAGAAGCATTCTATAATAAACAAAAGACTTTAAAAAATGAAAAAGTACAATGAAGAATATTTTTCTGTGATTGAAACTAAAACAGGAAGGAAAATTGTTGATTGTGGTGATGAAATGGATGCACATACAATGGTTTCTTTTGATCCACAAAACCGAACAATTACAAGAAATAAAGTTTTGATGAGTCCAGTAATTGATGTTGAAATTCCAAAAGTACTTCCTACAACAAATGTCGTTGTATCAAATGTAAAAGAGGGTGGATGCACAACAAGAAAAAAGCAATTGCTTGATGCTGGACAATTGAGACTTTCAGAAGACCAACGAATTCCAGTCAATGCTAAATAACTTTCAGTTTTATTAAGAATTATGAAGTTTACAGTTTATTCAAAAGATGGTTGTCCATATTGCACAAAAGTTCAGCAGGTGTTAGAATTGGCAGAACTACAACACGTGGTTTACAAATTAAATACAGATTTTACTCGTGAAGAGTTTTATGCAGAATTTGGAGAAGGGTCTACCTTTCCCCAAGTAATTGTTGATGAAAAACATATCGGTGGTTGTTCCGATACAGTGAAGTATCTTCGAGAAAACAATATGGTATGATACTAAATAATCATGAACCCCAAATTAATCGGGGTATTGAATTATTACTACGCAATAGGAGGAAGGAGAAATCAAAACCAAAAACTTTTCAAGTGAAGTTTGGTAAAATGATTTCTCTCTTTCGCAGAGAGTTTCATTTTTTTATTGAATTTCACTTTGACATTAGGAAAAAATAAAACTTCTCTGGAGAAAACCAATGTTAGCAGTAACTCTAACTATAGGAACATTAGTTTCAATTATGTTCTTTTTTGTAGGAGGTGTGGTAGGATGGTTAGCAAAAGAACATTTCTATCAAACCCAACCAATTTTTACACACCCAGAGATGTTTGACTCAAATGGGAATGTAATACCCGATGAAATTTTAGCTGTACGATTTGAGAATTACTATGACAACGAAGACGAGGAAGACGACTGAAAAACCTATAGAAACTCTTCCTATAAATCCATTTGTATTTGAAGTTTTAGAACTGGCATCTAAGCAAAGATCTAACGATAAAAAAGTTGAAGTTCTAAAAACTTACGAACACGACTCTTTAAAAGCAATCTTTATTTGGAACTTTGACGAAAGTGTTATTTCACTTTTGCCGGAAGGTCCAGTTCCTTATGCTGATGCGAAGGATCAGAATGTCTATTCTGGCAATCTTTCCGATAACTTGATGAAAGAAGCATCTGGTGGAGAATCTGCTACTAGACAAGACCTTGCAGGTAGTGGTAGAACATCTCTTCGTAGAGAATATAGAAATCTTTATCATTACATAAGGGGAGGTAATAATAATCTCTCTACAATTCGTAGAGAAACAATGTTTATTAATCTTCTTCAAGGACTTCATCCAAAGGAAGCAGAAGTGTTAATTCTTACAAAAGATAAGAAATTGTCAAATAAATATAAGATAAGTATTAGTAATGTGAAAGAAGCTTATCCTGATATTACTTGGGGTGGGCGTTCGTGACGATTGTAGTAAGTGGAGAAAAAAGCATGGCAGAATCTGAAAAAGAAGAAAGCAATACTCTGCCATCAAAATATGGTTGTGAAATCCTTTTAGAAAAAACAACTATCGAAAAAGCAAAAGATTCTTCTTTTCCAAGTGATGCTTATCTAGTTTGGTATACTGTTGAAGGAAAACAATATCTTGATTTGACAAGAGGAACTAAGATTCGTATTTTTGATATGTATTATGATACTTATGGTACTGGAGCGCTCAAAAAAATTGATTTTGGATATGGAAGAGTAAATCCCAAACTTTGGGGATATCGGCAACCAGAAAAAAAGAAAAAAAGATGAGTGGGTTTAAAGATGATAGAAAACTTAATTTAGAAATTGAAATTAATAAAGATGAGATAAATAAAATATTAAAAAAATACAAGAAAATCAAAAAGTATCAAAGGTCTCCTCTTTTTGAAGTTAAAACTATGGACGGAACCGAAACATATGTCAGCAAATTAATTCAAGAAGGACAGGAGAACCTATGAAAAATGGGCAAGCACTATTTACTTAACTTGTACGGCTGTTCGTTTGTTCTTTTAAATGATGAACAATGTCTCATTGACTTATTAGAAAACGCAGCAATCGCAAGTGGCGCAACTGTGGTTCAAACGATTTGGAAAAAGTTTGAACCACAGGGAGTTACTGTAATGTGTTTACTTGCAGAAAGTCATATCAGTATTCATACTTGGCCTGAAGAAGGGAAAGCTGCGGTGGATGTTTATACTTGTGGTGATTGCAATCCAAAGATTGGATGCGATATTATTATTCAACAACTTTATGCATCAAATCATACATTGAGTTACATAGAAAGGTAACAAAAGTTACAAAAGTGCTTGACTATATACGTCGGGTAGATTAGACTGCCTATACGTTCATCCCAGTATGGGACGGAAGTAAGCCGACTCGGAACGGATCGTTCATTCTCTATTCGCAAATAGAGAACGCAAAAGCCGACTGAAGGAACGCCACCTAACCTAACAGTAAAGGAGCAAACCTAATGTCTAAAGTCGTATATCGTGGTGTCGCATATGACACCGAAGTTCGTCGCCAACAACAGGCACAACAACAGCAACAGCCTCAAGCATACAACGAAACCTATCGTGGTGTTAAGTTTGTAAAGGAGGGGCAAAAATGAACACTTACTTCGTTCGTTATCTTAAACTCAAAGCAAAAAAAGAAAAGTTTCTTAAAATTGCACAACTGAATATGGCAAAGCAACCACAAGTTGCATGATATAAGAGAGGTGCTTGACACCTCTCTTTTTTTTAACTATAATTACCTTTGTCAAGGTTGATAAAAATGGATAAAGAAAAGCTTAAACTCATTGTAAGAAATCTTGAGTCTTTAGTTGATTGTCTGAAGTCAGAAGTTTATTCTGATACATCTTCATACAAATACGAAGAAATTGCTTCACATTTAAATGATTACGACGAAGTGTTTTATGACGGAGATGATGATGGATATGCAGATTGATGAATTTGAGTTTATGAAACCCGAAGTTAAACTCATTAGTGTTACTCCAGATGCAGAAAAGCATATGGCATATTGTGCTCGGGTAAGTAATCCTAATAATCAACAGAATGAAAAGTTTTCTGGATTACTTAAGTATTGCATTCAACATCAACACTGGAGTATCTTCGAACAAGCTTCGATGACTGTAGAGATCAATACGACTCGTGGTATTGCAGCACAAATTTTAAGGCATCGTAGTTTTACCTTTCAAGAGTTTTCTCAACGATATGCTGATACTGGACTTTTAAGCAATACTATACCTCTTCCTGAACTTCGCAGGCAAGATACTAAAAATCGTCAAAACAGTATTGATGATATTCCTGATTATTTGAAATTGGTTTTGCTTGAAGATATTCGTGTTTTGTTTGAGCACTCTCAGAGCATCTACAATCGTCTTCTGGAAAAGGGTGTGGCAAAGGAGTGTGCAAGGTTTGTATTGCCTTTAGCAACCCCCACACGACTGTATATGACGGGTTCTGTGCGTTCTTGGATTCATTATCTACAACTCAGGTCATCTAATGGAACTCAAAAAGAACATATGGAAATTGTAGAACTGGTTCGTTGTATTTTTACTTGTCAGTTTCCTGCAGTATCTGAGGCACTTGGTTGGACTCGTGAAGGATGTGCTGAGTGTGTGGATGCCCCATCCATCACTATTGAATAAATATTTTTGTTGTAATTGATAACATATGGCAACATACCCTGTTTATAATAAAGTTACTGGTGAACAAAAAGAAGTGACAATGAGTGTCCACGATTGGGAACAATGGAAGAAAGACAACTCTGATTGGGATAGAGATTGGTCTGATCCTTCAACCTGCCCTTCATCTG